AGATCTACGTCATCCCACGACAAGCCCTGCACCTCCGAGCTACGGCATGAAAGGAGACAGAGCATGAGCGGGATGGCGTATTTTTTGTCTTTGGCAGCTTCCGCGACGAAGATCCGGATCTCTTCCGGCTCCAAGAACAAATGTTCGGTCCGCTTTGGCGTAAGCATCGTTACGTCTGGAAGATCTATACCGCATACTTCACGGCAGGCCGAACGGATGAAGCGCCAAGTATTCTCCATCGTCTTTGGAGACAGGTGGGCGGCATCGGCGTTATATGCTTTCTGCCAATCTGTGCGTGCGCTGACAGGGAGATCCATGACGTCCTGGAAGCGGTTCCGCATGATGATGTCATAGCCTCTAATCGTCTCAGGTGACCGCTGTGCCTTTTCTTTTTTGGCGATGTACTGCTCGCACGCCTGTCGCAGTGTGAGCTCTGAGCGCTGCACAGCCCGCTTTCCGGCCATGTGCTCCGCCTTGATCAGCTGAGCCTGGTGGCGGCATTCCTTCTCCGTGGCCGCCGTGACCGGGATGGACTCGCCGCCCAGGCGCAGCTGGCAGAACCAGTTGCCGGAGGGGAGCTTGCGTGGTGTGGGGGTTTTCATGGCAGTCCCTATGACCTCAGTATCGGATGCGGACGGTCAGTACATATTTACCGCTGTCGTTCAGATCAATAGAGGCCACCGTCACCTCGCAGTCGTTCATGTTCAGCTCATCAAGGGCCCATTCAGCATCCTTTTTGCTGAGGTAGCCAATGTCGGCCACATTGACGCGATCGTCGTGATCCTCGTCCTCTTCCAGATACAGCTCGTCGCCGACAGAATAGCCTAACAGCTCGTCCTGTTTTGCCTCGCTTCCGGTGCCGGAGACCTTACAAAGACGTTCCTCTGTATAGTTTGGGATCTTGTAGAAAACGACATAGATCAGGCCCGTGGCGTCTTCATTCATTCGGTAAAGTCTGGCTTGGACGGGATCGCCGCGATTATTGAAATCACGGACCATCTTTAGGATCTTCTCATTGGTATAGGTGCCGATCAAGCTGCCGTCGGCGTAGATCTCTCCTGTGGCGCGGAGGTCGAGCTGGAGGCCTGGAGCATAGATGTTTGAGAAAAAAGTGGCGGCCAGGTCATCATAACGATACTTTGCCTTGTGCTCTCCGATTTTCGATAGAATGCCTAGGGAGAAGACCGTGGTAGTCTTCGGCCAGGCTGATTTCGATGTTGCAGAATTAACCTGGCGCGGTATTGCCCTGGGGGGAGATTCCTGATCCGGTGCAGGGCGTGAAGAAGATCCGAATAGGCGGCCAAGCAGGCCGGGCTTTTTTTCAGCCATTTTTGTGCCTCCTTTATTGCGTGTGCACGGTAGAAAATACCCAAAAAAGTTATAAAGAAAATCGGTTGACTTTTGCATAAATGCGAGCTACAATCCTACTACTTAACGATGCGTGCTCGGTCAGGAGGGGAAGTTATGGAGCAGCGATTATTGGCATTAATGCAAAAGATGACAGACGAACAGAAGGAAGAATTGATCAGTTACGCCCAGCGCCTACTAGAAATTCAGCATAGGACAGAAGTTGAGCCTGATTCTCGTCCGATAGCTGGTTAAGGATAGATAGCAGTCGATCCTGATACGACCCGCTCCCGCCCTTGGGAGCGGGTTTTTCTGTTTCACCCAGCAATTCCGACACGGAAATGCCGAAATACTGCGCTACCAGGAGAACTTTGTCAAGGCCGGGATCGTGATCATCCCAACGGGCAATCGTGCTTTTTAAGCCGATTGCCTTTTCTAGTTGGTTCAACGTAATCCCATTTTCCTGGCATAGCATCTTGATGCGGTCAACGATTTCCATACAAGCACCTTCTGCAAATATGCAAATTAGGGGTTGACATATTTGCAAATGGTGTTAGAATAGGATTTGCAAATATGCATAACACGCCCTCCGGGGAATCCGCCCCGACGGTGAAAAAAGTGAACGTAGCAATTCGCATGTTAGCACATTTGCAAATTAAATGCAAGAGGAAGGATGTGATAACTTGCTGGCAAACATCAAGCGGCTGTGTATCAGCCAGGGGCTGACCATACAGCAGCTGGAGGACAAGGCCCAGATCTCGGCGGGCACCATCGGGAGATGGGGCCGTGACGGGAAACTCATGCCGTCCGTAGACAAGGTGAAGCGCGTGGCCGACGTCCTTGGCGTGACCGTGGACGAGCTGCTGCGGGAGGAGGCCGCCGATGCCGTACACTAAACCTTTAGCCCCGCAGCCGTACGCCAAGATGCGGAGGCTGCTGAAGGGCTACGACTTCACCGGGCCGTCGCTGGCTGCGATCCTGGGCTGCACAGCACCCACGGCAAGGGATCGCATCCAGCACCCGGAGAAGCTCACCCTGGAAGACCTGGACAAGCTCCGGCGGTACGGCCATGTGCCGCTGGAGGAGATCAAAGACGCTTTTGAGCGCTGAGGAGGTAATTATGCGTAAGATCAAGGACTTCCTCTGCCATCTGCTGTTCATCCTGGCATTCTTCTTTGTGGCTTCCGGCATGCTGGAATGCTGCGTCCTGAAGCTGCTGGAGGTGCTGGGGCTGTGATGGACGAACCGAAACTGAAGGCTTGTCCTTTCTGCGGGAGCGAGGACGTAAAAATCATCACGCTCCAGCATCCGCGATATGCAGAAGCATATGCAGTGGAATGCCTGGACTGCGGCGTTATGACCTGGCCGACGATCTCCAGGGAGGCGGCGACGAAGGTGTGGAACAGGAGGGCAGAGCGATGACAGGATTGTTTATCCAATGGCCGGAGAAGCCGGAATGCTGCATCTACTGCCCGTGCTACGACAAGCACTGCAATTGCAATGCGTCGCGGCGAGCGCTGACAACGAGCGAGGTCTTCGTCGCTGCGCCGAGCTGGTGCAGGGCCAGATTCATCTCAACAGACAAGGAGAGACGCAATGAAGGACATCATGACTAAGGCCATCGCGGCCTTCCTGGCGGCGCTGGCGCTGCTGATGGCGCCGCCGGAGGAAACGACGGAGCCGGATCCGGCGGAAGTCGAGCTGCTGGCCTGCGCCATCTACCAGGAGGCGGGCGGGGATGCCTGCAGCGACGAATGCCGGATCGCAGTGGGTGACGTGATCCTCACCAGGGTGGAGGATACCCGATTCCCGGACACGCTGGAGGAGGTACTGACACAGGCCGGGCAGTATGGCAGGTTCAGCAAGACCGGGGTGATCTGGCCATCCCGGGCGACGAACCCAGGGGAAGCGCATGCGGTGGAGCGGGCGTACCGGATCGCAAAACAGCTCCTGAGCGGGGAGCACGGGGAGCTCTGGGGCAAGGGATACATCTGGCAGGCGGAATTTTCGCAGGGGACCGACGTGATCGTGATAGACGGAGTTTATTTTGGCCGATAAATACGGTGTCCCGGGGTCAGCGCCCGGGGGACGCCTCCTTATCCGAGAAGCGCGGCCTGTTAGAGCGTTGCCCGCGTGGAAGCACGGATAGACGACGCGGGTCCCTGCGGTGAAGAGCCCGCAGGCGGCAGGCAAGGCAGCCGGAAAACCGGCTGCCTTGCCCCAGGGCACAGGCGCTGCGCCTTGGGGAATGGCATACCAAAACAGAATAAGGAGGTACACCCCGACATGAGCACACAAAAGGCGCTGGCCGCGATTGAGGCACAGCAGGCCAAGGAGAGCGGGCGGACCGCTCCGTGGATGGTGGGCGAGCAGCTGCGGGAGATCTGCATGCGGGAGCCCAGATCGGCAGAGCTGATCGCCCAGGACCTGACCACCGGAGGCATGAGCCTTCGGGAGGCGGAGAAGAAGATCAAGGCCTATGCGGACAAACACAGAACAGGAAATTTTGCCTGTGTGACGCCGGCGGAGGCGGAGAAGATCATCCGGGAGTATTTCGGCCTGACCGAGATCCCGGCAGCTGCGGAAGTCATCCGGCAGAAAGAGACAGCCGCAGAAGGGAAGGTGATCGACCTTGCGGACTTCTTCTGAGGTGCGGAACTACGCCGGGGATATGCCGCGGATCGCGCCGGACTGGCTCCGGGCATGGGCGGAGAAGCGGACCTGGACGGAAAACGCCCTGCTTTTCCGCTGCGACTGGCTGACGGACCCCATGACGGAGATCAGGAGCAAGGCGGCCCGGTGCCGCTGCACCGCCTGCGGGGAATCGTTCTGGACGGACTGGATCAGCGGCGGGATGTGCCGCTACGGCGGGGCCGGGGACATCCGCCTCTGGGAGGAGGGCAAGCCAAAAGAGGTCACCGACTGGCAGAACTGCCGCTGCCCGGAGTGCGGCGCGGAGGTCAAAGCGCGGCACCTGCGGAGCGGGTCGGAATACGCCATGGAGTACGCCTACCCCATGACCCTGCACCGCATCCCTGTCAAGGGGGAAAAGGACCGGCTGGCGCTGGTGTGCTGGCAGGTGGTCAAATACTTCGACGGAGCGGGGGCGCGGCACTTCCGCTTTCATCCCTATGAGGCCATGGCGGCGGAGGAA